AAAAGTATCATTCCAATCGGAAGCTTTAAGAAAAAACATTGAGTTTGCTAGTGATGCAATAGAAAGATTTGCAGATAGGGATTTATATGTAGTGGCTAAAAAATGGGTAGAGAATTTAAAAGAGAATTATTACGCATAACACCCCCAACACGGGCTACGTCACGTGGTTGTTAGGGTTATTATTTTATTTAGGTTTTAATGATTTATAATGTAAAATCTAGCTTTCAATAAACTAGGGCGTTACTGTTGAAGCTAGAAGACTATAACAAAATACTTCAAGATCAAACTGAAGGAAAAGAAAAAGAGGAGCTGGTTCCCATATTTAGGGCTTTATGCCGCAATGATCTATATTTCCTATTGAGGCATGGTCTTGATAGAGCAGATGTAGAGGATCAGTGGCTATTTGAGCGATGCCTTGAGGTTGAAGCTAATCCTGATGGAATGTTGGATTTATGGTCGCGTGATCATTATAAGTCCACTATTATCACTCTCGGAAAAACAATCCAAGATGTATTGAAAAGTCATGGTGAGGGCGCTGAAGGAAGGGAATTGACTTGCGGTATCTTCTCTCATACGCGACCAATAGCTAAGGGTTTCCTGCGGCAGATCAAAAGGGAATTCGAGGCCAATGAGCGCCTTAAAGAATGGTTCCCTGATATTCTCTATTCTAATCCCCATAAGGAAAGTCCTAAGTGGTCGGAAGATGATGGGATTATTGTTAAGCGTAAGGGAAATCCCAAGGAATGTACGGTAGAAGCCTGGGGGGTGGTAGATGGACAGCCTATTTCTAAGCACTTTGGGTTACTGGTATACGATGATATTGTTACCCGAGATTCAGTAAATACCCCTGAAATGATAGCCAAAACCAATGAGATGCTTGAGCTATCTTTTGCATTGGGAACAAGGGGTGGCAAGAAGCGCTTTATCGGGACTCGCTACCACTTTAATGATACCTATTCTCTATTAATGGATAGAGGAACTGTTACTCCAAGGGTTCACCCTGCTACCCATGATGGCTCTTTAACTGGTGATCCTGTATTCCTTACCAAAGAAGAGCTGAAAGAAAAACTTAGAGACTACGGAAGCTATACTTTTAGCTGTCAAATGTTGCAAAATCCTGTGGCTGATTCATCTCAGGGATTCAAAAGGGAGTGGCTGAAGTTTTATGATGGCCTTCCCAATGCTAGAAAGATGAACATTTATATGCTGGTTGACCCTGCGAATAGCAAGAAAAAAGGATCAGACTTTACCGCTATTTGGATAATTGGCCTTGGCCACGATAAAAACTACTATATTCTTGATATTGTGCGAGACAAGCTAAATCTTACCGAAAGAACAAAAGTAATCTTTGATCTGCACAGGAAGTGGGAGCCTCATAGAGAAGGGGTGCGAATTGAGAGATATGGATTAATGGCCGACAAAGAGCATCTTGAGTCAGAGATGAATAAAGAGGCCTATCGCTTTGAAATCACTGAGGTTGCTGGGCTGCAAAAGAAAGAAGATCGAATTAGACGATTAATACCATTATTTGAGCAGGGAAGGGTCTATCTTCCTCGGACTCTTTATTACACGGATTATGCAGGCAAAACGCTTGATCTTATTAAGGTTTTCATAGAGCAGGAATATCTGTCTTTTCCAGCAAGTCTTTTTGATGACTTGATGGATTCTTTGAGTCGGATAGCGGAGCCTGATAAAAAGCTCCATTGGCCAAGGAAGATTACAGCGAGCAATCAGCAGTTTGCCAAAATACAGTTGCCGAGCGTGATCTAGTGGAATACTACGATATAGTCCTTAGCGATGAGTTTTTTGATGAAATTGAAGAGCTTAATATTGATCATTTTAAAGTTTCAGGCCATGTTGGAGAATTCAAAATAAATCGAGAGATGTATTACAAAATACAAGAGGCAGGTTTATTTTTAGGGATAGAGGCCAGAGATGGAGACTCTATTGAGGGATATATTAGTTTTGTTCTTACGCCTAATCTTCACTGTGGCGGATTAATGGCACTTTGTGACTCCATTTATCTAAAAGAGTGCCACAGGGGTTCATTATTATGGAAAAGATTGCTTACAATGGCAGAAGGGGATATTATTGATAGGGGCGCGGATCAAATCGTGATACCTCTAGCCTATCAGCATAGATTTGGCGAGGTATTAAAGAAGGTGGGCTACGGCCCTTTTGAAACAACTTTTATAAAGGTGATCTAATGGGTGCTGCCGTACCAATTATAACCGCAGCCTTATCTACAGGAACCCAGCTTTACCAGGCTAGGGAGCAGCGTAAGACTGCAGCCAAGGCAAGAAAAGATGCTGCATCTGAAGCTGCCAGAGCTAGAAAAATGGCAGATAAAGAAAAGAAGGCTGATATTGCTAAGGCTGGGGTTGATGCCGGTCGAAAGAATAAGCGATTACGCGCTTATCAGAAACCAAAACAATCTCTTGTATCTAATTCGGCAGCAACACAAAAACTGGGGTAGTCTATGCTTCGCAATACAAGTAAGTCGAAAAACAAAAGTAAAGAGTCCCCTCCAAAAAAAGACGGGAAGCTAGTTTACAGCAGGGGTGTTTTGGGTGCTAGGTTTGGTAGTCAGCCAGAAAAAGGGCAGGAAAAATCAGGATACTACCTAGACGGAAAGCGACTGGGAAGTGGAAAAGATGTCATTAAGGCTGTGGATTCGGGTGATGTTGACTCTGAAGTGCTTTTTAATGCCATGACAGATCAGGGCTTTGTTAATTCTGCTCGCATTAGTGATCTTGAGGGTTTTAATAATCAGCTGGACAAGATAGAGGAAAAGGAGCGGCGTGAAAGTTACTTGAATAGTCTTGTTAAGGGAAGGGGCTTGTCAGGGAGAAAATCTGAGCGTAGGTATGCTCAGCGTGATCAGCGTAGGGCTTCTTTGTTATCAGGTGCGGCAGGTGGCAGTACACTCGGATGATTTCAGGTGAAAATCCAAAAGGGATACTGAGTAGAGCGGATAAGGCTCTATCAGTAAAAGAGCAATGGCGGGATCTTTTAGAAGATGCCTATGAATACTTTTGCCCTCAGCGTGAAAGCTGGAATTTTGATTCAAAGGGAGAGAGAAAAACTACCAAGGTTTACGATTCCATTGGTGAGATTGCGATAAACGAATTCGCAAACCGAATGATGGCGGCTATAACCCCTCAGGATACAGTATGGGCAGAGCTTGAGTTAGGCATAAACCACGAAAAATCAGTGCGAGAGAATGTTGAGATTAAGCGCCAATTAGCGCTGATTAATGAAAAGATTTTCGGTTATATTAATACTTCTAATTTTTACACTGTTATTGGTGAGGGATATTTAGATTTAGCTATTGGCACTGTTGGTATTACAGTTGAAGAAGATGGCACAAATATTGAAAATCCTTTGGTCTTTGGGTTGTTGCAGCAGCATGAGGTTGGTTATGAGGCCGGGCCTCACGGTCTTGTGGAAAATGTTTATCGCAAGGTATCTCGGAAATTGCGTAATTTGGAACGCCTATACCCTGGGGGTAATTTTTCTTCGCTTCAGGAAAAGATTGGTGAAAACAAAGATGATAGCGTCGATATTTACGAGTGCATGATGTATGACGCACGAAAAAAAGAATATTGGATTACTTGCCTTTATGGAGATAATGTTATTTGGGATATTCCAAGAGGGGATGTATCCCCTTGGATTGTTGGGAGATGGATGGTTAAGTCAAATGAGGTTAGAGGTCGAGGGCCAGCTTTGAGCGCTTTGCCTGATGTGAAGAGCCTTAATAAAGTACAGCAGTTTGCACTTCAAAAAGCTGCCCTTGATTTAGCGGGACTTTGGACTGGTCAGGATGACGGGATATTCAATCCTTATACGACCACTATTGCACCTGGGACCGTTATTCCGGTATCAAGTAATTTAACGTCGAATCCCACGCTGACTAGGCTAGATACAAGTGCTCCCTTGCAGCTGACTCAATTTGAAATACAGAAGATGCAGACCAATATTCGCACTCATCTCTACAATGATACAGTAGACCCTAATGGTGCGGTTCGTAGCGCTACCGAAGTTTCATTGCGGCAAGCTGAATTGGCGCAGCGTATTGGTGCAAACTTTGGAAGAATTCAAAATGAGCTGTTAATGCGGGTTTTGAATTCTATTGCCTCAGTATTAAAACGTCGAGGCCTTATTCCTCCCATGCTTATTGATGGAAAGGATGTTGCAGTTAAGTTTACTTCGCCTTTAGCAAGAGCGCAGGACAGGGAGGATTTACAGGAGCTGCAAAATGCCGTAGCATTGACCGCTCAGCTAGCAGGGCCAGAGGCAGTTACAACTAGCTTTAAGACTGAAGAATTCGGCATGTTCATCGGTGATAAAACTGCATTGGCTCCAAACTTGATACGAAGTAATGCTGAGAAGAAGCAAATGATGCAGCAAATGGTTAAAATGCAACAAAAAATGGCGGGCGCTGAAGATGGACAGTTACAATCAGGATAGAAAAATAGCTGATCTTATGGCTGATCCTCGTTCAGCCAAGAAAAAATTAGAGAATGCTCAAAGAGATGCGGCCAAGATAATCGCAGCTACATTTAGCGGCCCAGAAGGAAAGCGCGCACTAAACATCCTTAGCACTTTATTTTACACCAAGCCTTGTTTTGATGAGGCAGATCCAAACCCATTCCTTGCTGCTAAGCGCGATGGATCAAGGCATGTAATTCAAACTATTTATGACTTAATAGCGAGAGCGCAAAATGAGTGAAGAAGAAAGCAAATTGGAGCCTAAAAAAGAGGCAAAACAAAAAAAGGGCCGCAAGCCAGCAAAATCGGTTTGCGATAATTACTCTAGCCTAGAAACGACTATTGGGGCTGATAACGCCAAAAAGGTTGCTGCTGTTTTGCCTAAGTTCATGAAGAGGTGGAATATTGATAGCGCTGTATTTGAGCGCAATTTTAGAGCCTTCCGCCTTTTTAGAGGAAATCTTGAGGTCGATTGGCTTCCAATTAATGACGTGATTTCTGAATTCAGCCTGGATTTCCCTCTTATGAAGAGTTCTCCAGGAAAAATTCAGCTACCTTCAAAACGAGTCTACAGACGGGGTGTTAGTTATGAGTGAAGATAATGGGGTTGTTGATACGGCTGATGGTTTGCCTGATGAGCTAGGTGGTGATCCAAAGCCATCTTGGCATTGGTCAAATTCTGAGGGGGCTGAAATTGCTGGCGATGGGGATCGTCCTGAGTGGCTATTGCCGAAGTATAATAGCGTAGAGGCCCAGGCACAGGCATATCCTCATCTTCAAAAGATGGCTGGCAACATGACCGGAGCGCCTGATGAGTACAGTATGGATTTCCTTGGTGAGGATAATGATCAGGCCATCTCCGAAGATGGCATGAAAATGATGAGAGATCATGGAGTTCCTCAAGACGCCTTTGAAGACTTTGTGAGTTACCACAACAAAGAAATCTCTGATGTTGTTGATTATTTTACTAGCGCTGATCGTCAAATGGAGATGCTTGGTGATAATGCCGAGCAGAGAGTTGATATGGTTAATCGCTATCTCCAGGCAAATCTTGATGAAAGTGATTATTCTCATGCAGCGGATCTTATTAATAGTGCTGAAGCAGTACAGCTTATGGAGATGATGATCGATGCCACGGCCCCCAAGAAGCTTCCATCTGAGGGGGGACCAAACCCTGATGGCATGACCGAAGAGAAGCTTGACGCTATGCGAAACGCCAAAGATGAAAATGGCGGCTATAAAATGAATGATCCTGAGTATCGGGCTAGGTATGAAGATTCCGCTCGTAGGTTTTATGGCGGTGGAGCAGACATTCAGTTGGTTGATTTTGGTTGACATTTAACATAAAACAGAATTAAATTAGATAACCGATACCCATATTGGCCGGTTTTTTATAATTGGCCTGCCTTTGGCAGATACCCAAAAATAGCATTTTTATTTTTTTTGTATTTGACGGAGGCATATTATGTCTAAGTTTTTACCCTCAGTTGCGAGTAAAGAGTTTGATCGTGACGTAAAACAAGCATATCAACAAATGGGCATGTTGCGTGATTGCGTGACTCGCCGTACCAATGTTATTGGTGATACTTACAATTTCCGTAAGATGGGCAAAGGCCTTGCTAACCAGAAGTCAACTTCTGACTTAGTAACTCCTATGGATATTGAACATGAGCTTATTCCATGCACTTTGACTAACTGGAATGCTCCTGAATACACCGATATTTTTGATCAAAAAACTGTCAACTTTGACGAAAAAATGGAGCTAGTAAAGGCCATTGCTGGCGCTCTAGGTCGAAGAGAAGATCAGCTTTCAATTGATGCAATGAATTCAGCCACCTCTACTATTCCTGTTATTCCTGCAGGTGGTGATGGCTTGACTCTTGATAAGATTGTTGCGGCTTCTACAAGCCTTACTGATAAAGGTGTTCCGACTTCCGACCGCTACATTGCTATCAGTACCGCAGCTCTTGAGGATCTTTTACTTGACGACAAGATTCCCGACCAGGATTACAACACTGTTCGCTTGTTAATGTCCGGTACTATCGATACCTTTATGGGCTTTAAGTGGAAAACTATCGAAACTCGCGAAGAAGGTGGATTGCCTAAAACCGGCAATGTACGCACTTGTTTTGCATGGCATAAGGCCGCTATCGGTACCGCAGTTGGTATGGATATGCGTACTGATGTAAATTGGATTGCAGAACGTACTTCTTGGTTGTGTAACGGTATGATGAAGGCTGGTTCTGTCGTTCGTGATACAGACGGTTTCGTAAAAATTAATGTTGATGAAACTGCATAATAGGAGGTATTTATCATGGCTTTTGAAAGACAAAACCTAGCTCGCCAGGCGAGTGCAAACACAAACCCACGTGCATCATGGTTATTTTCCAGTGCGGATGATGATTATGCTGCGATTAGGGCTGCGGATTATTTTCTTGATGCAATCAAGGAAATGAAGCAGGGCGATTGGGTGATGGTTGTAGATAGTGCCGATGTTCACACACTATCGTATGTTGCCACTAATGATGGCACTACAATCCAGTTGGCTACTGGTAATACCATAGCTGCGTAACAGAATAAGGCGAGTTTAAAAGCGGAGTGCGCCCCTCTGCTCTCGCCTTACTTTTTAAAGAGAGATTATGGACTCTAAGATAGATACCATTTCAAACGCATTGATATTAATAGGGGATAAGCCCCTTAATTCCCTTGCGGAGGGTTCCTATCGCTCTACAGTGGCCGCCAATCTTTATGATTCTACGTATGAGGCAGAGCTTTCTACTCATACTTGGTTTTTTGCTAGGCGCGTAATTCAATTGGCAAAACTTCCTGATCCTCCATTACTTGATAAATGGCAGTCACAATATCAGCTTCCCCCTGATATGATAACGCTGATAAAGATAGATCCTCGTATAGATTATGAACTTTATGGGGATAAGATGTATACAAATGGCAATACTCAAAAGCTTGTTCTTGATTATATCGCCAAAGTTCCTGAGAGCACTTGGCCAGACTATTTTAAGGAGTTAATGCAGTTTGCACTAGCCTATAAATTCGCCATTCCTATTAGAGAAAACACCTCTACTCAACAGGCCATGTATCAGTTATATCAAGGTCAGGGCCAAAAGGCCAGAGCGACAGATAGCAAGCAAAAAATTCAGCGCCCAATACAGGATGCACCTTATTTATTTGTACGGGAGTAATCTGTGGCCAAAGGCTCTATTTTACAAAACAACTTTGCGTCCGGTGTATTGGATAAGAGGGCGCAAGGCCGCACTGATCTTGATCTTTATTACAAGGGTTTACAGCGCGGAGATAACCTATTAACTATTCCGCTTGGCGGCGCAAAAAGGCGTCCAGGCCAAGCTTATATTGATTTTCTCCCTAATCAACTGAATGAAGAAAGCTATACGCCTACGATGCCTGAAGGCGGTACGGCAAATAATATCAACGATTACGACTATGCGACTTCTACCCAGACATCCAACGGCATTGCGACTAATGATCCTTATGTTGTTGCTGAGTATGATTTTAGCGGTGAAATATCAGTTTACTTTATAGATATTCTGGATATTTTCTTAACTGATATTGGGTCATCTAGTGGGACTACAGGTGAGTTTAAAATACAAGTTTCCGATAATGGTTCCACGTGGAACGATTATTACGATCTTCAGATAGTTGATACTAATCCTAGAAGCTATCGCGCCCCCGGGGTAACGACTAGCTATATTCGACTTGTTAAGATTGGGGGTGCTGATCTTGATACCTCAAAGGTTAATTTGACTGGATTTTGGATCTATACCGATACGGGTGTGGTTTCTGAGGTTCAGCTTTTAGATTTCAGTGTGAATGACCAGTCAAGCTTTTTGATTGCGCTTACTGATCGCTCTTATGCTATTTACCAAGATAATACGCTGTACTCCTATCTTCCTTCTCGATTTTCTAATGATCAAATAAAGTCCACTG